AGGCTCGACAACTACCGATGTGGTTGTGGGGATCGTTGCGCTTGCGGCCACTGCGGCAGATCCGCGGATCGTCAGCAGCGCAGGTGTCGCGCCGATGGCTGCGATGGCCGCCGCAATGGTGGCGTGCCTGGTGACCACGCCACCGATGGTGCTGGTGATCGCGCCCATCCCGACCTTGGTTTCACCTTTGGCCGCAGTGGCCGTGTCGGCCAGATCGCCCGCTGTGACGCCCTGCTCAGGCCGCCAATGGGCCGCCAGATCGCCCGCGAACGTTGCGCCAGACGTGTGTGTGTCCAACGCGATATACCATGTGCCCGATTCCAATACCAGGTCGCGTGGCTGGTACAGCGTTGCGGTAACCCACGCGGCGCGTGGGTTCAGGGCTGCGACGCTGTTTGTCGCCCCCGTCGCAGTCAATCGCTGAACGCCGAGTCGATCTACATAAGTGCCGGCCGACGACGTAACGATTTCGTCGAGTTTTTGGACGTTGAAAACAAGGTCGGAAACGTCAGCGGAAGGAACGGGGTTTGCCGTGGTCATATTTGATCAGCCTCGTAAATTCGTGGATCGTAGTTTGCCAGAGTCAGCGTCACATTGCCGTTCCGTCCCGTGGGGCGCAGCGGCGGGACGACGGTGTAGAGCCCGGCGGCGCTCAGTTCTGCGGCGCTCAGGCCCGGCCCGAAAGCATAGCGGCTGCCAAGCTGCCGAGTCGTCCCGGCCACGTAGACGCCAGCCGGCGCAGCCGTGGCCAGCACGCACCCTCCGCCGGTAGCCGGGGTGCACAGGATCGGCGAGCCCAGCACCCGCCCGTCCGCACCGGTGAAGACGATCCGCCCGTCGGGCTCGCCCTGGAAGTCGAGCGCCTCGCTGGTCGTGATGTTGAGCCCGTCCAGCGCCAGCACCTCGCCGGCCTGTAGCGCGTCCTCAGCGCCGCCAAAATCGGCCGGGTCTACCCAGCGCACCAGTGACAGCGGCGCGAGCGCCTGAGCCTCAGCGAGCGCCGTGTCGGTCACGGTGGTTCGCTGGTACAGCAGTCGGCGCGCTTCCAAGTCGGCCCGGTTTTGCGCCTGGGTGGTCGTCGCGCACCCGGTCAGCTTGAGCTTCATGGGGTGCGACGACGAACCCGTTACGACAGCCCCTGTGGTGATGTTCAGGCGGATGTACGCTCGGGTCTGCTGGGTCGTCTCGTCCACATACTCAACCTCAACCCCGTCCATGGACTTCGGCAGGTAGGCGGAATAACTCATCGCCGATTCGCCACCGGCAGCCAGGGTGCGGTAATCAAGCTGTAGGTCGACGTCGGTGCGGGCCTGGTCGCGCACCACGGACCATTGCGTGCCGTCACGCCAGATCGTGCACCGTGCCGTATCAGCGATGCGTTGCATGCGCTCGCCGAGGGAGGCGTCAGCGTCGTCGAGCGACCCGTCGAAGCGCAGCAGGGCGGACGTCTCGCCAAACTCGGCGTTCACGGCGGCCAGCGCGTCGGTGTCAAGCTGTGCAATATCGTTGCCGGCGATGTGCCAGACGTGCGCCAGCGCTCGCGCAAAATTTCTCGTCGCACTCGGCGTTACTGCCACCAGGGTGCGCACGTGGCGCTGCCACCGCATGTTGTACTTGCGGTCGCCGAGCCCGGCGGACCCCTCAGTCGCCTTAGTTGCAATGCGCATGATCGTGCACGCAGGCATGACCTTGCTCGCCGTATGCCGCACGGCCGACGCAAGTTCCAGTTTCACCACGTCAGCACCATCGCTGGATATTTGGACAGTAAGCCGCGTGAACTGAATTTTGTAGCGCCCGTTGCCGGCGCTTGGTGTGACTTTCTCGGTATAAAATCTCTGGTCGTAGGTGGCCGCCGTGTAGGTGTTCGTCTGATTCTGACGCGTACCTCCGATCTCAACGCCCGCACCGTCGATCTGCCACCATTCGGATTTAATCTGTACCGAACCCTGCAGTCCTCGCAGAAACGCAAGATTCCACCATAGGCGAGTTGCGGCAATCGGCAGAGTGATCGGGCCGACCGTGGCGCCCGGATTAGATCCGGTAATGTCAATTGTAAAAGTTACCGTCTCGTTGAACGGTCCGCCTGACCACACCGCACTTGCAAACGTAAAAGTCGCCGTGCCACTCAATACAACATACGATAGCAGCGTGGCTGCGGCCGAGAATGATCCCAGGCTGTATGTAAAACTCACGTTCACTACTTGACCAACCAACGTTTTCAAATCAGCAAGGTCTGGGCCGTCAACGAAAGCTGCTGTGAAAAACGTGTCTCCGTTATTCGCAACGAACGTGCCAGATTTAATTATGTCAGCAAATACCGTGCCGTAAGGTAATTCCTGCCCGCTCACATCGGGGCTTGCGAACTGTTCGTATACGTCGGTTATTGTGGTCGCGCCAAACTCATACACGCCACCGACAGGCACGGGCTCAAACAGCATATAACTCGCGCCGCTAATGTCCGCTATCGGAGTTTCTGCATACTGCACCGCCGTCACGTCACCCTTGCCACGGCTCAAGCAAAGCCATTCGGTGATCTGCTTGACGTTTGCGACATACTCAACGACGGACGGCTGGATAAGGTCGGGCCAAATGCGACGATAGCCGTACACGTCAGGTACGCCCTGATACGCTCGAACGATATTTGACTGAGCGGTCAGAGAATTATTCGGCGAATCCTTACCCGTGTACGCCCCGTCCGCCGTGTTTTGATTCTGCCGAAACAGCCCCAGGGATTTGAACGCCGCGTGCAGTATGGGGTCAAACGTCTTCAGCAACTTTTGAAACGGCCTGACCGCCCCGGCTGCGGGGCGCCGCACCAGCGCCACTGCCACACCCGCGGGGGGCGGCGCGTCGAGCCGGGCGTCCGTCAGAGGGTCAACGATCGTCCCGTCAATGCGCAGTTCACAATCCCCGGCGCCGTCAGGCCATGCCGCGGCAATCTGCGCCTGCAGCGTGGAGTCCACGTCCAGCGGCACGCTGCTCGGCGGGTCAGTCGGTAGATTGAGGTGCATGCAGGTGCCGATAGTACCGGATCTGGCCGTACACCTGCCCCAGCGCGCGCAGGCGCGTAATCCTGACGTTGCCCGGTTGGTCGGGCCGACCCTCGGCGTGCAGCACGCGCTGGCCGTCCAGCATCACGCCGCAATGCGTGGGCGCCCCCGCGCGCCACGCCATCCAACACGTGGCGCCAGCCGCCGGGCTGGGCAGTTCCTCCCACCCTGATGATGCCACGAATCCGGCAGCAATGTCGGTCTGCGGCACGTCGCCGATGTCCACGCCCAGCACCTCGCGATGCCACAGCACGATGAGCCCGTAGCAGTCCATGGCCTGCCAGTCGGCACGCCAACGGGCCCACGGCAGGCCCACGGCACGGGCGACGAACTCGGCAGGCGTCACAGCACCTGCAGCCCGGTCCAGGTGGCCGGGTCGTAGATCAGGGCGGCGGGCCGGCGCATCGGGTTATCGTCGGTGGCCATGACCTGCACGGCATCAGGCGTGATCGTCACACCGCCCGCGTCGGCGACGTAAAGTTCCCAGGTTACTTCGGGCGACGCCGTGTCGACCAGGTATCGCGCGTACGTGCATGCGATCGGCGCGACGCTACCCGAGGTCTGTACGAGGCGCAGTTGGCGCTTGAACTCTGCCCCCACGACGGCGCGTGGAAACGAAACCGTCAAGCGCACCTGCCCGCCCGCCTGGTCGGGCTCCTTGACTTGGCCTGGCACCGGCGTGTGGACGTTGCCACCCAGCGTCACGGGCTCAAACTGGTCGAGCACCAGGCGAATCGGCGCCGAGAACGAGGGGTGCGTGAAGACCAACGCCTCGTACTCTGGCAACGGAGGCTTGGTAGTCCAGTATTCCCGCTTGTCCACGTCAGGTCCCCGGCATCTCTTGTGTGATGGCCAGGTCAAGCGCCAGCATCCATGCCCGCCAGTCGGGCAGCCCGACGATGATGCCGGCTGCCTCGGCGTACCCGGCCGGCGTGACCAGCGCGCGGGCCATGATCGTCGCTTTGTAGCCCCACGTCTGGCCCGCCTCGCTGACCGGCAGCAGGCCGTCTGGCAGGAACCGGCAGGTGTGGGTGACGACGCCAAACTCGGTGCGGATGGGCAAAGTGAACTCGTCCACGCCGCCGTCGATCAGCTCGTCGAACCACAGCTTGAAGACGATCGCCTCGTCGCCGGTGAAGCGAAACTCGATGTCCCAAAACACAGGCACGTCCGTCCCAATGGGCTTGACGTAGGCATACCCGCGGCGCGGCTCTGCGACGCTGAACCGGGCGGGCTGCATGCGGCTCTTGCCTGCGCGCAGCAACGTACGGATGTGGAGCGGGTACGGGGCGACCATGCCGCGAGTCTACATCCGACCCTGGACGTTGCTCGAACGGGTCAACGCTGACCACGCAGGGCCGCTGTTGTTGGAGAACTGGTCCACCAGGTCGGCCATGACGAGCGTGGCCGTGTTCGACCCCTGGTCGTAGCTCTGCGACTCGACCTGCTGCGGCGTGCCCATGTTCTGAATGATGATCGTCGGTGCTTTGCCTCCGCCCAGGCCGTCCGCCGGGACGACGTTGCCGGCTTGCGTGGGCATCATGTACTGTCGACCATTCGCGCCCACGAACATCTCCGGGGCACCCGACTCGTTCACGCGGTAAGTGCTGCCAGCGCTGGCAGGGCCGCCCTGCAGCCGGCCGCCGCCGTAGTTGGTGCCCTTGATCGTACTGACGATACCCGCCGTGGCCGCAATGACCGTGCCTATCGCAACCAGGTTCGCCGGGTAGGGGAGCGATGCTGCATTGGCAATGCCCTGCTGGATCTTGATCGCGGATTCTGCGATGGCGAACGCCTTGGACGCCGCAAACAACGCCTTGTACGCAGCGTTCTGCTTGCCCGCAAAGCTCGCCACGGCGTTCGCCGCGCTGTCCAGCGTGCCGGCAAACGCCGCGTATTGCTGCACTCGAATCGCCGTGATCGCAGATGATGTCTGATCCTCCAGCGCGATGCGCGCCGCGGCGTACAACTCTTCGTTCGCCCGGTCCCGTTCGGCCGCGGCCGTCAGCAAGTCGCTTTTGGTCTGCAGCTCCAGCTCAAGCCGCCCAATCGGGTCGTCGGCGAGCTGGATCTCGCGGGCCATAGCCAGATCGGCCGCTTGCTGCTCGCCGCGCCGTTTTGCCGAGTCCGCTTCCGCCTTTTCCATCCGGTCGAGCGTCGCGACGTATTCGTCCTCGGTTTTCGTCTGCAGGTCAAGCCGCTGCTGGGCTGCTTCTGCCTCGATCAGGTTGACGGCCTGGGCGTACTGCTGGCGATTCAGCTTGTTCGTCGCCAGCTTATCGGCGGCCCCGCGCAACGCCTCACGCTCAATGGCGTCCACACGTGCGACACCTTCAAGCGTTGCCTTTTCCAGCCCGGCCAGGTAGCCCTCGGCGTCGAACTTCGAGCCCTTGCTGTCGTCCGGACCGGCAGGGGCAGTGAGCTTTGACGGCGTTGCGGGCCCGCGACCGCGGCGCGCCAGCTCGCGAGGGTCGGTTTGACCCATGTCCCCCATCGCCCACACGTTGCGCATGCGCTGGCCCATGGTGCCCGTGCGCGACAACGTTTCGGCGTCAGCCTTGTCCAGCTCCTGGCGGGCCCGTGCGGCGTCGGCCCGCATCGCATCGCTGATGCCGTGAAACTTGTCCCACTTGGCTTTCGTGAAGCGCAGCGGGTCGCCGTCCTCAAAGAACACCGCGATCTGCGACGCGATGCCGCCAATCTCACGACCGATACCCTCGAACACGAACTTGACATTACGACCGAGCACGCTCAAAGCCTGCCACGTCACGTCGGCCGCGTCCGCCACATAGGACAGCGCCAGGCGCGTGATGCCCGCCCACGTGGTCACCTGGTCATTTCGGCTCAGCTTGTCAGCCTGGCCCGCCATCGCACCGAACTGCGCGGCGGTCTGCTCCAGCACCTCGCCCAGCCCCTTGGCGGCACCGGTGAGGATGGCGCTACTGCCGCTCAGCTCGTCGAACTTGAGCGCCGCCAGAGCGGCCTGATCGCGCGCCACGACCATCGCGCTTTCGATCGTCTGGGGAAATTTCTTGAAGTCCGCGTCAATCGTGGCGGCGGCCTTCGTCAGCGCGTTGGCGACCACGTCGGCCGTGAGCTTGCCCTCTTCGCCCATCTTCTTGAGCGCCCCCACCGGCACGCCGATACCGTCGGCAAGCTGGCGCATCAGGTAGGGCGCTGTCTCGAGCAGCGCGCGCAACTCGTCGCCCGCCAGCTTGCCAGAGCCCAGGGCCTGGCCAAACTGGAGCATGGCGGACTTTGCCTCGGCCGCGTTGGCCCCGCTCACCTTGATCGCCTTGGCCAACAGCTCAGTCATCTGCAGCGTGTCTGCCTGCGTGCCGCCCATCTGCTTGAGCGACTGGTTCAGGCGCGCAAACACCTCGATGTTGCCGGCCAAACTGCTCTGCGTGCGCTTGCTGATCTCGGTCAGCTCGGCCATGGCCACGCCGCCTGCCTCAACGCTGCCCGCCGCCACCTCGACCCGGGCGCCCAGGAGACGGAACTCGTCGGCCAGTTCGAGCGTCTTCAATACCGCCATCGCTGCGGCGTAGAGCTTGACCGCCGACGTGATCCGATTGAACGTTGCCGCGAGCTTGTCCACCTCGCGCGTGACCTTGCGCGAGCCGTCGATCATGCCGGCCGTATCGAGCCCGACTTCGTAGTAGATGCTGCCTACTTTTTCAGCCATCGCGCCCGTCCAAAAGCGCCATTGTCGCCTCGTATTCCTCGCGCGACGGTGGGCCGCCGACCTCGGGTGGGAACTTGGCGATCATGAGCGACTGAAATTCGCTCATGCTCATCGCACCGGCCTCGGCCGCCGACACGCCCAAGTGCACGCGCGCCGCTGCGATGTAGGTGGCCGGATCGAACTCCTGCGCGTACTCACCGGCCGGGCCGCCGGGCTGCGGCGTGCCGGCGATGCCGTGGCGCATGAGGTGGCGCGCAATGATCACCTGCTCGGCCTCGGGTATCAGGCCTGGATGCGGCTCAGGTACGTCGGTCAGCTCGACCCACCCGAGCAGCGGCAGACAGTCGTCCTGCTCGCACAGCACGCCCAGCACGTAGCGGGCGGCCATGCCAGGTGCGGACCCGTGCAGCTCGGCGTAGAGCGCCACAATCTCCCGTGGCGTGCCGAGGTCAGCCAAGCGTGCGAAAGCCGGCGCGAATGTCCATTCGCCGCCGGCAGTCGTGGCTCGGGTGTATCCGTGCGCGATGAGCACGCGGGCTTACATGTCGAACAGCTGGGCCGTCAGGGTCGCGGCGCCCAGCAGATGCACTGCTCCCTGCGTGTACGCGCTGATGGTGGACAGCACGACAGAGCGGCTCAAGCCGGCCCCGACCACGACGGCATACCCGCCGGCGACCGAGATGGCGGGGGCGCCGGGCAGGTTGACCGTGGTGCCGCTGGCGCCGTCGATCGTGCAGGTCAGCGACCCGCCCGTGGTGTTGGTCAGCACGAGCAGCTGCTTTTTGCTGGTGTTGAGCGTGAGCGTGTCGTCCGCGGACAGCACCGTGCCGGTGGACAGGAACGAGCCGAGCTGCGACGCGTCGATTGAGGTGATTGCGGCCATGGGTCAGGCTCCTGATTAGGCGGGGGTGTAGGTGACGGCGCCGTTGCTGCTGGACGAGAGCGACCAGGTGGCCACGTCGGCGTGTGGGAACTCGGCGCTGAACTCCGTAACCATGAACGGACCGACCGTGATGGAACCGTCTGGCTCGGTGAGGCGCAGCCACACTTTGGGCGAATACTGAGTGCCGACGGGCGGATTCATCACGTGGGCGCGCAAGGCCTTCTGGCCTGACACGGTTTCGCCGTAAGCCACACCGTCGCCGGAGAACTCGATCCCGAGAAACGTGGTCAACGTCTCCTTGTTGTTGCCGGGGCTGGTGTCAGCCGTGGCGTCCACGCTGTCCCACGTCACGGAGAGTGTCTTGCCGCGCATGGCGCCCAGACGGCTCCAGGTCAGGCCACCCACGGTGGCAGTCTCGTCGGCGATGGAATATTCGACCACCAGCAGGCGGCCGACGTATTTGGGGGATGGCATGGGTTGGTCCTCAGTCGGTGATGGTGGTGACGGACATCTCGAAAACGGTGCGCCCGTCGTCGGTGGCCATGAAAACGGGTTCGCCGGCCTGCAGTTGCATCACCGTCTCGGAGCCCGGCCAGACGCGCAAGGCCTCGATGATACTGCCCGCCGCGGTGTCGGCCACGGTGCTTGCATCACCCGCGCCGGTGATGATGGCGACGTTGAACAGCGGTCGGCGCACGACCTCGGCACCCGAGCCTCCGACCGGGCGCACGACGATGTAACGGAGCGTCTTGTCGGGGTCGTCCAGCCAGCGGCCGAACTGGATCCGCCATCCAGTCGGGAAGGTGGCCAGCAGCACGGCGCGCAGGGCGTCAGAGGCGGCGCTCATGAGGCCTCCTGCGGCGGGTTGGGCGGAGCAGGCGGCTTCGGAAAATCGGGCAGCGGGTTCAAGCGCTCGACCGCGCCCCAGAATAGCCTGAACCACACTACGGGTCCCAGGGCCAGCGATACAGCAAAGAGCAGCAGGTCGAACTTTGTCATGTCTTGATGCTCCCCTTGATGACGGCGCGAATGTTCGGCTCGGCGTTCTCGAAGCCGTGCTTCAAGAATTCCTTCTCCGCGCTGGCCCGGCGGAACGTCTGGTGATTGTCGGGGTCGTGCACGGCAAGCGCATATTCGGCGGTGTAGCCCACGGTGCCAACGATGCGCGAACCGTCCTGCTCGACCTTGCGGTATTGACTGTTGAGCAACGTGCTGGTGTCGATGGGCGTGAGCACGCTCGCTTCGCTGGCACCCAGGATCAGCGCTTTGCTCATGCCCGCCGCAACCTTGCGCTGGCGCGAGTCGATGAACTGCGGCATGAGGTTGACGACGCGAGGTTTGCTCACGTGGCGACCTCATAATCGTCAAGCTCTCTTTGAAAAGTGTCGGCGTAGCGCTGCACGCTGCGCACCTCTGGTGCACCGGCCGCCAGCGGGTCAAGCGCAGCACTGGAGCCGATCAAGATACGGTCCCCGCGCTTGATGTCGGCCCGCTCGGTGTAGATGATCTGCCGCGTGGTGAACTCGACGCCCGTTGAGTCGGTGCGGCGCTCGGCCTTGGCACTGTAGTCGCACAGCACGGCCTGGGGCGCGCCGTAGGTGACTGCACCGGTCCAGTCATCACGCCCAAGCAGCACCCACAAGGTCGCCGTGGCGGTGTACGACCAAGCAGCAGCAGCAGACATGGGTCAGCCGCACACGGCCAGGAACAACGAGCCTACGGAGGGGTCCGGACCTACGATGTCGGTGACGGTTCCGGCAGTGTCCAGCGCGGCCAGCGAGCGGCGCAGCGCGCTCAGGGCCTTGTCGGAATTTTTGAAGCTGCGCGAGGCACCGGAGGGTGCGGCTTGCGAGTTGAGGCGGCGAGGGTCGCCCGCCGCCGCCACGATCGCAACGGCCATCGACTGCACGCGGATCTGCGTCGAGGCGCTGTAGCCGGCCGTCACCATGGCGGGCTCTGCGACGGCCACGTCGGCCACGGCGGCATCGACCAGGAACCCCGGAAGGACAACCCCCAAGGCCCCGTCAAGGTAGGCTGCCGCCTGGGCCGACGTGATCATGTCAGCGCGAGCGGCGCGACGTAGCCGTCGCTTCGTCGGCCGGCTTGGCTTCCAGCATGGCGCGCAGCGCGGCATTCTCGGCCTGCAGCGCACTGACGTCAGCCGCCGGCGCTGCAACGAACCCGTCGGGCACCCGCGTGCACTTGCCGACGGCCCACGCCGGCAGCTTGTCGCCTTCCAGCTCGACGACGCTGCCGACTTGCGAGCCTTCAGGCCAGGGCGCCTTGAGCGCCGTGATCGTGATTTTCATGCTTAAGCCCTCGTGTAAGC